CAGTTGTGAAGATAGTCATTACACGTACCTTCTTTATACGAGGGGATTCAACATAAAGTGTTCGCCTGATATGTTATCGCTTTACTCGTCTCTCTGATAGTAAATATAAATGACAAAACGCGTGTTCATCACGTTTGGAACACGGGAGTACCATAACTCTCTGCATAGAATTGTTAAGCAGGCAAAAGATATGGAGTATTTTACAGATATTCGAGGATTCACAGACGAGGATTTGAAAGCCGATCCTGATTTTTGGCAACAGCATGGAAACTTTATTGAATCAAACCGTAGAGGGTACGGGTATTGGCTATGGAAACCCTATCTTATCAAAAAAGTTCTGTCATCTCTCAATACCGATGATATTCTTGTGTATGCCGATGCTGGGTGTGAACTGAACCCCCGCGGAGTTTCTCGTCTTCGTGAGTATGAACAGATGGTCCGAGACTCAGAGTATGGAATGATTTCATTTCAACTTGAGTTCAAGGAACACCAATATACAAAACGCTTAGTGATTGAATCGCTGCAGGGGGACAGAGATGCTCTTCAGTGCCTGGGAGGTATACAGATTATCAGAAAGACAGAGCATTCTCTAAACATTGTGAACATGTGGTACGCAATATCCAGTGATCATAAGTATATTAACGATCAATGGAGCCATAACGAGGATCCAGCCTTTGTTGATCATCGACATGATCAATCAATCTACTCTGTCCTTGTGAATAAGTACGGTTCAATTAAGCTAAAAGATGAAACGTATTTTGCTCCAAACTGGGCAGATGGTGCATCGTATCCTATACTTGCGAAACGGCTGCGATAAGTGATTTTGTATCTCGCACCGCGTCTGCGTAACCATTGACCCCTTCTACAAATATAGGCTGTTGTACCATAGAAAGATACTCCTCATCTTTCATAGTCAGCATGCGATGTATCACTGATCCGATGTCGTATTCGCTCCGAACATGTAAAAACCTGTTGGGATTGAAATACTTTGTTACGTTGGGTGAACCCCAGTACACGGGGACAATGCCTGCACGCATAGCATTATAGAGTTTTTCTGTGATATAGTATTCTTCCTGGCTATTTTCCATAGAAACAACAAACTTAAAATTTCGATAGAATCGAATAAGTTCATCGCCAGCATGCGTTCCACCAATTTTTTGCCCAATATTATTGCGGTACTCTCCACCATATGAAACAGGGAATACCTTTTCCAGAAAATCAAGAAACTTATTACGGAATCCTCCACGTGAATTTGTAATGACTGCACTAACACTATATTTCGGGATCTCTGTCACAGGATTCATCATATTCGGGTACAGAGTATTGTAAAGAATAAACAACGGAAGCTTAATAAAGTTCAGATGTGTATCCTTGTATCCTAGAACTGCTGTATACGCTTCAAATGGAAGTGTTGGAAATCCTGGAAAGGAAAAGAAAGATTCACCTGTATAGAAAAAAGTAAATAACCAGCGTTTCATACCAATAAGAGAGGGAGTATTTGTACCTGCCCAAACCGATTCTACTAGTATATCCGAGGTCTCTGGCGTTCCTACTTCAATCGAACAATTAAATACCTGTGATAAAAAATCAAGAAAAAAGCGGACGTTCACAGGGTCCGTCCTGTCCATAAGGCCAGACCAAAATCCCTGGAAGTGTACCCGCATATATGTTCTTACCGTTCCAAAGCATTTAAATACTAAATTCATGTGTTAGTAATGAAGTATTTAGTAACAGGTGGTGCAGGATTTATCGGATCACATCTTGTAGATGCACTTATTCTGGAAGGTCATACGGTAACTGTTATTGATAATATGTTATCTGGAAGTCCAAAGAATATGAATCCCACTGCGAAATTTTATAATCGCGATATTCGTAAGATTTCGGATATTGAGGATCTTTTTACGGGACAGGATGGTATATTTCACCTTGCAGCAATTGCTCGTACTCCATGGTGCATTGATGATCCAGTTCTATGTTACGAGACGAATGTAATGGGAACCGCAAATGTTCTTGAGGCATCTCGTCGTGCTGGAATTAGACGAGTTGTGATGACTTCGTCAAATGTAGTCTATGCATTCATGACCCCGTATCGAAGTTCAAAGGAGGCACTCGAGGCCCTTGGTAAGGTGTATACTGACATGTACGGTATGTCAGTTGTGTGTCTCCGTAATTCCAATGTGTACGGACAGAGGCAGTCTGCACGCGGACCATCACCGAACGTTTTTGCTGCAATTCGTAAGACAATCAAGGAGGGCGGTTATATTACTATCACTGGAGATGGAGAGCAGACACGCGACTTTACTCATGTGAGTGATATTGTAAACGGTCATATAATGGCTATGAAATCGACCTATAATGGGGTTCTTGATCTTTGTACAGGTGTGAATCATTCACTTAATAAGGTTGCTATGTACTTTGATAAGCCAATTCAGTATACAGCCGAACGGCCAGGAGACGTTAAGCATATTATCCAGGATCCTCACCCTGCATTTGATGCGATTGGATGGAAGGCGAAAGTTCAGCTAGATGACGGAATTAAGGATTTTATGGCTGATGTAAACTACGATTAATTTAAACGTATATCTTTTATATAATAAAATGTCAACACATTTGTTTATTCTTCTCTGTTATCGGGCGCGAGGAAGACAGGTTCATCGTAAAGCACAGCTTGATATACTTCTTCCAGCTATGAAAGAGTATATGAAGAAGTTTCAGGTAAAGTATACACTTATGGTTATGGAGCAGAATGATGACCAGAATTTTAATCGAGGAAAGCTTTACAACATTGGATATTTGGAATCATTGAAGCGGCTTCAGCCTGGTGAAACACCCTACTATTGTCATTCAAATGTGGATATAGTTCCTAAAAATGTCGATTATAGCTGTTTCAGACAAGGATTTCGAGATATTTGTGGATGGGAGGGAGGTCTTGGAGCAATGTATTTTTGCGATGGAGAATCCTATCGGGCTGTGAATGGGTATCCGAATGACATGTGGGGGTGGGGTGGAGACGATAGCGCACTTATTGAGCGGGCAAAGATTATGAATATACCTATTGATCGTTCCAGATATAACAATGGAGATGTAGAAATTCTACCAGATAATGTAATAACTCATAATAATGACACAAACGATATTAATCGCACAAAGTTGTTTACTCGTGATCTAGTCAACAACAACTGGAGACAGAATGGATTGAATACATGTAAGTATTCTATCGAATCCGTGGTCTACAACTCCGACTTTAACTATCATCACTATCTGGTCAATCTTTAAAACCTGTTCCTTAGTCCAAAGCGCAACTTGAATGGGCGAGACGGGGTAGGGACACCAGGTAGAATAAGGCTAGTGCGGGTGGGGGGAACGACAGTCTCCACGAGATTAGAAACAGGGGTAAGGTTGGGCTCAAGCTCAGGCTCAGGAACAACAACCTTCTCCTCCTCTACAACAACAGGTACAGGCTCGGGCTCGGGAACAACCACCTTTTCCTCTTGTACAACAACAGGCTCAGGCTCAGGAACAACAACCTTCTCCTCCTCTACGTCAACGGGAGCGGGGGAAGGAGCAGGAACAGGAACAGCGGCGAAATCAAAGGTCTCAGTCGTCTCCTCCATTTATATACTTAAAATCCGAAAAGACGGAGCGGATTATAACCATATGCGCTCTCTAGACCCGAATGCGAAATCCCGTGAACACCGACGGCAATAGAGAGAATGAGGATAAGAGTGATCATCTGGAGGATAGGAAGACGCCGAATAACACGGTAATTTACGGCGGCCAGGACGAGCGCAACAATGAGGAGTCCACCATTCAGTGTGTGAGCCATCACAGACGGAAGGGTAAAGAACATCAGCATTTATATTCATCCAAGAGTTAATACGTCTTCGGGCGGGAGACAACGTAGGAAGGTGCAGCTAAGGAACTCGTGCTGGCCGATACAGCAGGGCCTGTGGCGGCGACTACAGACTTTGTAGAGCTACCGTGAACAGCAGACACGCTCACATAGTTCAGGTTGGATCCAAGAGGGACACCAAACGTAGGTTGGCGGACGCCAGGCAGAGAAATGAGGTGAGAGGGCATTTACATAGTACTAACATATTTAGTATGTGGCTCCCATATTTTCAGTTGGTAGAATCCCTCTCTTATACGCTTGTCCGTATGCTTTGTGAGGAGGAGGTCGGCAGTTCGATCCTGCCTGGGAGCACCAAAGCCTCTTTAGCACAGTTGGTTAGTGCATCCGCTTTGTAAGCGGGAGGTCACCTGTTCGACTCAGGTAGGAGGCACTTTTTTGAAGGTCTGTATAGATCTTCAAAAAATTGTCGTCATACAACAATGCGTGGACTGCGCCTGAAAACTATCAAGCGGTCCCATAACCCCGAGAAAAAGTGGGATGCCGTGTTCGTAAAACCGAACGGGCAGACAATCACTCAGCCATTTGGTCAGCGCGGATACTCAGATTACACGAAACACAAGAACCTCACGCGCAAGAAGCGGTACATTGCCCGCCATGCTCGGATGAACGAAGACTGGTCTGATCCCACTCGGGCGGGGACCCTGTCGCGGTACATTCTGTGGGGCAAGCCGACCTTGAAAGCGTCCATTCGGTCGTTCAAGAAGAAGTTTCGCGTATAGCCGACAAGCGGAAACTTTTGTCAAAGAACTCATCCCACGTCATGGTATAGTCTGACTCTTTGTATATGTTCATCGTGGTTACAAACAGACGAACATAGGCAAAAAAGATAATGCCGATCACGACGGCGGGCGTGAAGTCTACCATTAGTTAAACACGTGACGCATTCTCCATCTGAAAAAACGAGAGACGCCAAAGAGAAACCGTTCAATCTTGTAGACTGGAAGTATGCTTCGTGCGCCTGAAATCAGCGATCCTTCACTCTTGGCTTTACGAGCAAATATCCTCATGACTGAGGTTTTGGTTTTCATCACTGCCTTCACTTTCTCGTCAACACCCATTTCCTCTCTCAAGCCCGTCTTGAACTCCTTGACCCGTTTCTGGAACTCTTTTTTCACTGTCATAACATCTTTTGTTGCCGCCTTGTAGTCTCGTAGCGATTCCCTTACTTCCCTATCTTTCTTAACTTTTTCCATGATTTCTAAACATCGTCCCTCTAATGCAATCTGGCCATTATGCCACCAGTTGTCGCGATCGTTGACTCGTCCAACTAGAGTACATAGTGGACATGATGACCTGTGCTGAAGAGCGCGAAGAAGACAGGGGGTATGGTACGCGTGGCCACACTGTAGACGTGAAGAAGTCACACCTACAATGATGTCGTCTGTGGGATTTGTCTGGTATACCAGAACATCGAGTGGTTCATAACAGAGGATACATTCCTCCTCCGCCATATATTGTTCTTTTTCAAATCCTCTCTCTAACTCACTTCTGTTTGGGAAGACGACGCGTCAAAAGTTCCTTCTGAGTTCCAAAGGTAGAAATATCCTCCACATCTTCGGGAATACCCTCAATCGCCCGCAGTGCCTCAGCAACCTTCTGCGGCTGATCCGAAAAGTGAAGGAGCATCTGCGTCCGAATGGTATTGCGTTTGATCGGGGGCTTGACCGTGCGCACGCTACGAGTCAGAGTTCCACCCGACATCCCCTCCAACTTGAAATCGTCCACCTCGTTCTCCCGCATAAACGTGAGGACATCAGCACCTAGACGAGTTTTTGCATCCTGGATCTCCTTGATACGATTACGTAATTGCCGCTGCTCATCGTCCAGGGCGATCCACCGCGTGAGTGTATCCTTTACTGGCGGCGGGTCCATCTGTGTCGGCGCTGTTTATTCTTATACCGCCGCATATGTTTAACCCGTTTACGCCGAGTCTTACCGCCCATCTTCGGGGGTGCAGGCGCTGATCCCGTAGCAAGTTCCTGTAATCCTGGGGCGTTGTTCAATGCGTTCATTAGTCGCGCCTTGTATTTTCCCGTAATCTTCTCTTCAGACTTGTAAACCTTGTTTAACGCAAGACCAACAAAGGGAACAGCCAAAAGAACTGATTCAAACCCTGTCTCAAAATCGCCACGAGAGGTTGATATAATTGACGCCAGGAGTGCTATAAATATTTTTAGGACCGCCCCTACTCCCTCTGTTATTCCTGAGGGTGCCAACCCAAGGGTGACAATTGTAATAATAATTTTGGCTCCCGCTTCCGATGCAGCCGCCAAGCTAAGGAGAAATTCTACAAATATTTCAGTTCCTGCCCTTATCAAATCAGGAGTCACAAAGGGTAGGAAGGAAATACCATCCCGTTCAATATTTTTTAGGACAAACATAGTGTTGTAAATACTGCTATTCTCGGGCTTTTCACCGAATATCCATGACACCATCTGCTGTCCAAACAGTTCAACTCCGTCTCCAACAAATCCTTGGGCACCTCCTTTCTTTGTGTAGAACCGCTCGTGTACCTTCTCTGCCAATGCCGCTGAAAAAAGCGGCTCGGATCCTCGCACGAAATAGGCACGGAGTTCGGTCGGTGACGAAAAATGTTTATGCGACAGCGTATCCACCAAATCCAAAATACGGTTCACCGCATCTCGGTCCTCAGTGGATTTTGTGTGTTTATAGATGATATCTCCCGCACGGGATCTGGGGTGTTGTCCATTGAAGTCCCACACCATGACTAACGTTATATCTAGGTTAGAATTTCCATCGGCGATCACACTCCAGGCACGTCACAAACGTCGTCATAGGCTCGTCTGCCGATCGAGTTTGCATCTGATAGTAGTCACACTTGGTGGTCTTCTTGCATGTGGAGCAGTAGAAGAAGATCGACGCATTTCCAGAGCGGGTAAACAGCTTCTTATCCTTCTCAATCTGCGCCTCGATCTGCGCCTTCCATCGCTTCGGGTTCAGTTCCACCACTGACATCTCAGCAAATACCGCAGGAACAATCTCATTCGATGTGAGTCTCTCAGCCCACCCATAATTCTTCATGTTCTCGTAAAACTGGATACACCGACCGCGGTAGTGGTTCCAGAAGGCGGGATTATTCCACGTCACTTCGATCTCCTGCTTCGCACAGTCGCGAATACACCGCTGAAGAAGGGCAGCCTCTAGAGCATCGGCGATGTCAGTTGTTAGACCAATCTCAAGATAGCGCTGCTTCACAAGATCGCGGAGAGGACAGGGAGTGTTCACATCATGGATAATTACTTGTTTGGGCTTGCGCTGTTTCGTGGGGGCAGGAGTATCCTCCTCTTCGGGTCCTTCATCCTCCTCCTCGCCATCACCACCTCCTCCCGTATTCTCATCATCCGCGTCTGGGTCTGCATCTACCTCTGCTTCCTCGTCTGCATCCTCATCGTCATCGCCACCTTCGTTCTCCTCGTCTTCGTCGGAGGACTCGCCTTCAAACGTCCAGCTCGAATAAATCGTTTCGTACTCCGACGGCTTTAGATTCGTATATACCGACGAGGGCTTGTCGTAATTGTCAGCGTTGGAGTTTGCTGACAGCATCACGGCCATCGACCCCACAAAGATCTCGTCCTGAAAGTTCCCCCCGAGAACATGTTGGTTCACATTATCATCATCGTCGCTCCCTGACTCGGCGAAGATTGTCACCCAGTTGTCCTTGTCCTGAATCTTGCCCTGGAACTGGAGACCAGGCTGCTTGGTCTTGGTTCGCAGCCATTCGAGAACATCTGGACACTTAGCAGGAACTGTTAGTTCTTGGAGAACACCCGAGGCCTGAATACATGTGGCAAGAACCATTTGCGCGCTTACTCCTTCTTTGACGTGAGGTCTATCTAATTGGTTTTGAACTCTCCAAAACGGATCAGCGTTTCCAACGTCATAGAATGAGTAACCTACAAACAACAAACAAACAAACAACATGAGTATGTGGAAAGCCAAGTTCGAGAAGAAGCAGCAGGATCAGAAGGACGCTGAGGTGGCGAAGAAGGTGGAGGTGAATGATATTAGTTTCCCCTCGCTCTCATCCGAGAGCGCGTGGGGCAATGCAGGTGCAGGTGCAGGTGCAGGCACGGCGAAGGAGATGCCCAAGAAAAGCTTTGCGGCAATGGCGGCAGAGTGGAAGGAGAAGGAGGAGATCGAGAAGAACCGTAAGGCGATGGAGGCCGAGCGGTCATCGATGGAACTCAAGCAGCGATCAGAGTGCTCAGAGTACAGCACTAGTCGCTACTACAACTTTGGACAAACACATTCTCGTAGGGAGGACACCTACTACGAGGATGAGTATGCGGATGACTACGTTCCCCCTCCGACAGCCGATACGTCGGACGACTGGAGGGTTGCCGAACGCAAGATCCGTCGTGCTCCTAAGTCAGCTGCTGAGAGAGCGATGGAGACACATAACGAGGAGGAGGACGCTCCGCCAGCATTCTGGCAGGAGCATCAGGAGGAGAGCGTGTGGAGCAAGTATTAGACATTAGACAGAGACCCCTGGAGTCCTCGCACGACCCCACACCAACCAAATAACCGCCGACCTCACAAGGTTCGGTATAAAAAAGACAATGGTGAAATAGAGACCGCCGATCTTTTTCCCTGCCTCGGTGAAGAACAGCAGTCCAGCAATCACGAGCAGGGTCAGGACTTCAAGAATACCCCAGATTCCTCCCATAGCACCATACTGCTCGGCTGCTGCCTGACGGAAGTTATTACGTTTCTGGGTAGTAGTTTCATCGTCTTCCTTGTCCAGCGCATCCTGAAGACCACCCTTCTTGATAAGAGGAGTCTCCTCCTTTTTTACGGCTCCACCTGGCCGACGGCATTTGAGGTATAGTTTTCCGTCACGCTGTGTGGTGACTCCCTGAGCATCGTAAAATGTGACTTGACGATCTGCCACCTCTTCGAGGGGACGCCGAGCAGGCTTCACGCTCTTTGCAAGTTTCGCGTAGTCAGATGGATCCATCGATACCGTGTTGGAATAAACAATCCATATAATATTGGGTTCACACGGAGGAGTCAGGCTGCTGCCCCTATACACGTAATACGCAGGTGTGTCGGGAATAACATCCGTGAGTGACCATGTCTCACCAAGATTCACCTGGGTTGTCTGTGACTCTACGAAGTAGGGAACAAATCCATTGAAAAACTTGGCGGCGGGAGTATCACCAGGAGACGTCCTGATAATAACGGACATATTCACAGTCTTTCCCGAAGGATGGGTGAATGTAGCCACCAACTCGGCCTCTCCAAACACACTATCGAGGGAATGTTGAGCAGACGAAAAAAGGCGCATCTGTTTGCAGGTGTAACCGTCACCATTAAAGCTAGCAGTGGGCGTACCGTTCGTGAATCCTTTCAGGATCATTCCAGCATTGTCACGGGATAGTTCTGCTCGGCCGACCGAAACTTCATCGACCTTCCATTCGCAAAGACGGTCACAAGGAACGGCAAAAGACTGAGATAAATTAATGGGAGATTGATGGGGGGCGCCACAGGCCTTGTATTTATCAGGCCATTGTCGGGCACTATCAAAAATGCTCATCCCAACCTATTATTACACGGGCAGACGTTTTCTTCTGGTTTTGTAATAATGAGTAGCAGCGACCCCACAGTTAGTCTAGCCGCTGCGTCCTTGACGTTCAGCGTCCTCTCTTTTATTACGATTGTCATTGGACTCCTCTTTCTTGTATTTCCAGGGTGGCTGGAGACAATTAAGACGGCAACCAGCAGTGTTACAGGGTCCTCCTCTAGCGGTGGACTCCTTGATAGCATAAAGGTGTTCGCCGTTCTTGGTGGTGCCCTGGCTCCTGACATTGTTCTCCTCATTGGTTTCATCTCCGACTTGATGAACATGAAATTCCGATTCTCTGTCACCAGTCTCATTGGAATCTTTGCCGTTATTGTCCACTGGGGTATTGGAAGCATGGTATTTGGATCGGGATCCAGCGGTCCGTCCATCATTCAACAAGTGTCACAGGCAGCCACAAATGCTGCAGCTGCAATCGCGCCTGGACCGTCCGCGCCCTCCATCTCCCCTGGCAACCCAACAAACTCTTCGTTGTCGTCCCAGTTACTAGGAGTTGGAAGCATGACCCCTCCAGTCTTGAGTGCGCTCGGAAAGAAGGCGGAGAAGGCTAAGGCCGATGCCGAATTTGCGACAGCTCGTGCGGCTGCTCTGGAGAAGGCGGCAGCGGCATCGTCGGTAGGAACACCGTCAACACTAGACCTCGACGATTCTCCTGACGCCGCGATGGCCCGTAAGAGCCGCAGTGCTGCGAAGAAATCGGCCGCGGCAACGTCCAAGATGGCTGCCCAAGGTAAATTGGGTGGGGCTCAACTTCCCAGCATGATTGCCGATAAGTTCAACCCGTGTGCAATTCGTGGTCTAGGTATGTTTGATGTCAAGGGATCTCCGATGGGACTTGCCGCCCTTGCTGCCGTGTTCTCTGTTTACTTCCTCGATATGACGGCGGGTAAGAAGCGTACGACGAATCAGGTGGGCGGATATCTAGGTTTCTCTACTCTTGCCCTCCTCTTCAATATCTACGCCTACCGCGAGTTTGGGTGCTTCCAGGACCCTTCGATGATGGGAATTGTCAAGTCCTCTGTGTTCCCGCTGGTGACTGGTTTTACTATCGGCGGAATTGGATACAGCGTCTTGAAATCTAGGTATGTTGATTTCCTGCCGCTAGATGGTCAGGTTCTGGATACAGGTGCATCAACTGGCAGCGGGTCTAGTATTGCATCCGACCGCATGGCGTCATGCTCAGCTCCCAACGACGATGACCAGATGGTCTGTGAGGCATACCAAGACGGTAAGCGCATTACTTCGGTATCGTTGAACTGAGACGCTTGGCAAGGGCGAAGTAGCCCATAAGCTGCGTCCCCGAATGACGACC